CACAAATATTACAACAAACACCTGCCATTAAAGGAATTGGCAGTCTGAATCCTGGGGTAGTAACCAGTCTAATGAGTGCTGCACAGGCCGACGTTGTGAGAACCTTAGGCATTGGCGGCATAGTTGGCGGAATTGGAAAATATGGCATATCGCCGCTGGCACTAGAACAGTTGGGAATTATTAAACCTGGCACCATATCAAAATTTGGTAATAATGTGCCGGGTCTTAACGTATTGTTGACTAGCCCTACTATCTGGACTGGTAAAAACGGTATCACTGGCTTGGCAGGCATTATAGGAAACGGAGATTTACAAAATCGTCTACAACAAGATCTAATGAGATCTGGATTGAACAAACTACAGTCATTGGGAGTGGTCAACGGCAAAGAATCAATACAACAGCTAGGCGGATTAGTAAATTCAGCAGTGCAGTTTGGTCCTGCTTCTGTTGCCAATTGGGCCAAGGGTCAGGTCAGCAATGTGCTACAGAATAGCATTAGTTCAGTATTTAAAAACAGTCAATTTGCCAGTGTTCTTGGACAGCAAATTTCTGGATTCCTGGGCCAGGGTTCAATACGCCCAGCAGGTATAACAGGTGTTATCAATACCGTTAACCGTGCGCCGATCAACACCGCAGTGGTTGATGTAATTGGTGATCCTAAGGTTCCGCCACCTGAATACAAAACAATCTCCATCGATATAAGAAAAGAGCAACAAGATGCAAGAGTTGCTGCATATACAGATGCACTAAAGCAAGGTAAATCTGAAGAACAGGCACAGAATATATCAGCCACTGTGGGCAACAATGTTGGAGCGGCTGCATTAGCAAGAGAATTAAAGTCTTCAGGATTGGCTTAACGGCATTAAGGAATAAGTACTGATATGACTACCTTTATTGGATTTAACACAATCGATCAATATAAAAAATTTACCTTGGTAGATTTTGAATTAATCAAACGCGATCTTTCTAATGCCTTGAACATACAGCAAGGCGAACTGCCAGGTCGGCCTGGTTATGGTACTACGATCTGGAGTTATGTTTTTGAGAATCAATCTCCCGAAACAGACCAGGCCATATTAACAGAAATACAGCGTGTGGCCGGTGGTGATCCCAGAATCTATATCAGTCAAGCCAATCTCTATCCGCAAGATAACGGTTTATTAATAGAAATTTTAGTACAAGTAGTGGCCAGTAGTACTGCTGAACGACTGGCATTGTTTTTTGATCAGACCAGCCGCAGAGCCAGTTATATCTAAAACTACGTCGTTTTTAACTGTAATAAATACTATACTGACGAGATAATATGGCTAAGACTGCGCGACAAACAGCAATTTTTGGAGTTGAAGACTGGAAGAGATTGTATCAAACTTTCAGAGAAGCTGACTTCCAGAGCTACGATTTTGAAACTTTACGAAAGAGTTTTGTAGATTATCTGCGCCTCTACTACCCAGAAACGTTCAATGACTACATTGAGAGTTCTGAATTCATTGCTATTCTAGACGTTATGGCGTTTATGGGACAGGCACTGGCATTCCGTAACGACCTCAACACACGAGAAAACTTTTTAGATACAGCAGAACGTAGAGATTCAGTTGTACGTCTGGCCAATTTAGTCAGTTATACTCCTAAAAGAAACCAAGCGGCCGAAGGCTATTTAAAAGTATTTTCTATTAAAACAACAGAAAATATCACAGACTTCAACGGCATTAACTTATCAAACGTAACAGTTAACTGGAATGACCCTACCAACCCAAATTGGTTAGAGCAATTCACCTATATTATTAATGCTGCACTAGTGGACAGCCAAAAGTTTGGACGCCCTGGCAACAGTCAAGTCTTGCTAGGCGTTAAAACAGATGAATACACAATCAACTTGATTCCAGGTTATCTACCTGTTGTTCCTTATACTTCCACAGTTGATGGCACTAATATGCCATTTGAAGCAGTAAGTGGAACCAGTCAGGGCCGGGACTATGTGTATGAGCCGCCACCAGCGCCGAATAGCGAATTTAATATTTTATATCGTAATGATCAACTGGGATTTGGTTCTGGCGATACCGGATTCTTTTTCTTGTTTAAACAAGGTGTACTATTAAATCAAGACTTTAATTTATCAGAAGCTTTGCCTAATCGCACAGTCGACATCAACATTGAAGGCATCAACAACCAAGATTATTGGCTGTACAAACTAGATGATGTTGGATCAATTGCAGGAGAATGGACATACAGCGAAAACATCTACTCTGCTGCGGTCGAACAACTGGCTCCTAATCAGCGAGACATCTATTCGATTACCAGCCGCACCAACGATCAGATCACACTTACATTTGGTGACGGCGTATTTTCTGCCATCCCAGTCGGTACTTTCCGAACCTATGTACGTGCCAGCAATGGGTTGCAGTATATTATTAATCCAGAAGAAATGCAAGCAGTAGTAATTTCTATCAGCTATGTTAGTCGTTATGGACGTGCTGAAGTGGCTACATTTACTTGCGGAATTACTAACCCTGTCAGCAATGCACAGCCTAGAGAAAGCATTGAAGAAATTAAACAACGTGCGCCTGCACGTTACTACACACAGAATAGAATGGTCAACGGTGAAGACTACAACAACTTTCCGTTTACCCGTTATAACAATATTATTAAAAGCAAAGCAGTGGCACGCAGCGCCACGGGCACTACTCGATACATTGACTTAACAGATGTAACTGGCAAGTATTCAAGTACAAATATTTTTGCCAGCGACGGTATGCTGTATGAAGAAAATCCTCTTATCAGTTTTGAATTTGATTGGGTCAACAGAAACGACATTGTAGATATCATTACAAATTCAATAGAACCCTTGCTGTCTGTCAGAAGTGTGTTGCAGTTTTACTACGCTAACTATTTGCGTCCAAACTTATTGGTATTAAATCTAGCCTGGAACCAAAGCACAACAGTGGTAAATGAAACCACTGGCTATTTTTATAATACCAGCAATCTAACGCCGCAGAATATTGGTGGCTATGCCAGCAACAATGCCAAGTATATTACTCAAGGTTCTCTAGTAAAATTTATTCCACCAGCTGGCTATTTCTTTGACGCTACCAATCGCTTGGTAGCAGGTGTACCTATACGTGCAGATGAAAAGTTAGAAATCTGGGCCACTGTAAGCGCAGTAGTTCTTGAAGGAACAGCGTCAGGCCTAGGCAATCTGCCAGATGGGTCTGGACCGGTTGCTCTCAACGTGTTTGTACCAAGCAGTGCTATAGCTCAGCAGGTAATTCCCAAGTTTGTGGACGACATTCCTGTTGCTGTTGAACAAAGCATGTTACAACAGATTGAACTGTTTAGAAACTTTGGCCTGGGCTATAACAACTTGACCAGCACTTGGTATGTTATTACCAGCAATAACCTGGCGCAAGATGCTACATTTAGCTTGACTAATGCTCAAAATACTCAAGGCATCAATCTTGACGCCAGCTGGTTAGTACAGTTTGTGACCAACGGGCAGTCTTACACAGTGGTATCACGTGGCCTGGACTATATCTTTGCCAGCATCATTGAAACTAGATTTTTCTTTGACACCAGCGAAAAAATATACGACAGCAAGACTGGAAAAGTAATCAAAGACTTTGTTCGTGTACTTAAAACCAATTCTAAACCAGATTCAAACTCGCCGCTGTCGGGCGACATATCAATGGAAATTATTGCACAGCCAGTACAAAGCGATGGCTATGTAAACGACTTTCAAGTTGTGGTAAGTTATAGAGACAGTGACAGCGACGGTGTAGCTGACAATCCTGACTTCTTTAACGAAATTGTAGCCCCTGCAGTAAATCCAACTTCTAAGCTGGTATTCTTAGAATTAACAACAGATGCTAGCAACACTGAAAATTATATGCCGCTGGCAGCAGGCATAGTTAATTCAACTTATGCTACCAAAGATGACATTGAACTGGTAAAGAGTCAATACATCAACGGGCAAATTTTTTATGCATATCAAAGCGGACTATTTTACGAATTAGTAATCTCTAATGTCAACGGGGTTATACAGCGTACCTTAATACCTCGTGGTGGTTTTGACGCCAGAGTTGGTCGCCAGGACCTGTATTTCCAGTATCGTCACAACAGTGGGTTGACCAATGTGATTGATCCTGGTATCACCAACATTATTGACATGTATATTGTAAATCAAGAATACTATTCTGCATACCAGAACTACATTAAAGATACAACAGACTCTGTGCCGGAACCAGTACCGCCGACTATAAACGAGTTAAGTGTGGCCTACTCAGGACTTAATGATTACAAGATGATTTCAGACAATATGATTCTAAACTCAGTGGTATTCAAACCCTTGTTTGGTGTTAAAGCAGCACCAGAACTGCGGGCCACAATCAAGGTGGTACGTGCTACCAATACCACTGCCAGTGTAAGTGAAATCAAGAGTCAGATAATTGCCAATATCAATGAATACTTTACTATAGACAAATGGGACTTTGGTGACAGCTTCTTTTTCAGCGAATTGTCAGCGTACCTACACAATCAATTGGGATCAATTGTTAGTTCGGTAGTGCTAGTACCATTGAACCCACTCAAGAGTTTTGGCGACCTATACGAAATACGTTCTGCAGCCAATGAAATTTTTGTTAGTGCTGCCACAGTTTCGGACGTTGAAGTTATTGACGCTCTTACTCAAAGCAACATTCGCAGTCAAACCACTGTGTCAGGACTGTATCCAACTGCAATCAGCCAAGGCACTTCTACAGGAGGTAGTATCTAATGGCTACACGTCGCACTGTAGACCTACTACCAGAAATATTTCGTACATCAACGAACCGTCAATTCTTTAATGCCACACTTGATCAGCTGACTCAAGAAGCTGTTATTAAGCGTACACAAGGATATGTGGGACGGCGAGTTGGCCCCGGTGTAAATCCGGCCGACAACTATGTGGTAGAACCAACTGCAACAAGAAGCAATTATCAGCTTGAACCTGGTGTTGTTTTCCTAAAGCCTGAAACCAACACAGTTGTAGATGCTATTACCTATCCTGGCATCATTGACGCATTGAACATCAAAGGTGCTGATACTACACGACAGGATGCACTATTTAAAAGCGAATACTATGCGTGGGATCCGTTCTGCGACCTAGACAAGTTCACAAACTACAGTCAATACTATTGGTTGCCTCAAGGTCCAGATTCAGTTGATGTGTTTGGAACACCAATTGCGCTGACAGACTCATGGGATATCACACGCAACGAAACATCATATACATTCAGCGATCTTGCTGGTGCCAATCCTACTTTGACCTTGGTACGCGGCGGCAACTATGACTTTGTTGTTAATCAACCTGGATTTAATTTCTGGATTCAAGCAGCACCTGGCGTTAATGGAACAATGCCAGCTACACCCAACATCAGCAGCAGAGATGTGCTGGGTGTTGTCAACAACGGTGAATCGCAAGGCACAGTTACTTTTAATGTTCCTCTCAAAACAGCACAAGACTTTTACTACACACTGTCTAACATTGGCACTGTTGATCTGTTGACAGGTCTAAAGTTTAATCAGCTCAACAACGTTTATGTCAGTGAGTTTCTGGCCCAATACCCAGAAGGTATTGATGGTATCACTAATCTTAATGGCCGTACTGTAATCTTTACCAATACCACTGCTGACCCAGAGTCAGGCGGCTGGCAAGTGACTACACAGTTTGATCCCTTGCCACGCGATAATGCAGACAATGGACTTGTTGGCAGCTTTGATACAACCACATTTGATCAAACTACCAACATTGATAGCCAGGTACAGCGTTACAGTATATGGCAGATTCAATACATCAACGACCTAGCTGGCAATCCGTTTATGCAACTGACCAGCACACAGACGATTCCTAACTTTAGTAAGTTTGTTATTAATTTTGGAACAGATTACGCCAGCACTCAGTGGTACAAAGATGCCGAAGGATACTTCCAGCAAGTTCCATTATTGACTGCGGTACTTGACGATCTGTTTTATCAAGACAGTGAGAATCCGGCCCTGTATGGTCGTATCAAACTGGTAGATCCGGGCAACGAGTTATTCATTGATCTAGATGATATTATTGGTGCTAAAAATTATACCAGCCCCAATGGAGTGGTGTTTACCAATGGACTTAAAGTGCAGTTTCGTGGGCCTGTTGAGCCTGCTCGCTTTCAGAACTTAGAATACTATGTAGAAGGTGTGGGCACCGGTCCTGGAGTTGATGCCCGAGTGGGATTTGTAGATGGCGAAGCTTATTTTGGTGCGGCCCACATATACCAAGGTCAATTAATGACCGGAGCGATACATTCTACCACTACCTTTCAGCAGTACATTTACGAAACTGTCGAAGAAAGCATATTGAATATGGGTGCCGGTGCGCCTGCAGGAGCACCACTAACTAATACACCAGTTTCCGGAGTCAACATAGGAAACGGTATTAAACTATTGCTGGTAAGTGACTTTGTAACTCCAGAGACCTATACACGCAGCGCAACAGTTCCGTACGACAGCACCAGCTATGACAGCGAACCTTACGATTCGAGTCTAAACGCACCTGCTGTACAAGACTACATCACTATCAATCGTGCCAGCCAAGACCTCAACGCCTGGACACGCAGCAACCGTTGGTTCCACATTGATGTTATAAGAGCCACTGCTACCTATAACAATCAAGTCCAGGTGATTGACAACAGTCGTCGTGCCAAGCGTCCCATAATTGAATTCCGCGCTGATATCAATTTGTACAATTTTGGAACACAG